TAATCAAAACAATTTAGATGGCTATGCAGATATCACTATGCGTATCCGTCACACTGCTCCAACATGGGCGTCAAGGTTTAGTGTTGTATACGCTGGCCAAGGATCAATTGTAAATAAGATACAGTACTCTATAGGTGGTGCTTACCTTGCTTTGAATGATGCCGCAGAAGGTGGCTTCGGTGCAGCACAAAACATATACCTATCCCTAGGTACATTACAGAGCCGAAACAACTCTTATGATAATCAGTTAGGTGCTGACATAAGTTATGGGTTTGCCGAAGGAGACAGAGTGCGCATAGTTAGGTATGGTGATAATATTAAGGAGACTAAAACCTGGAGGGTGTCAAGGCTTACTACATTGTTAGCGAGTCCTACTACCAACCCTATATTAGATAGAAGTTCTAAGGCTTCAATACAGAACACTACAGGAGACTTCTTAGTGTTAGAAGACAATAACACATTTGGCTGGAATACGGCCAGTATAATGGATAATAATTCCAATTGGAATAATCAATGTGTAATAGAGATATTTAGAGAGTCTGATGCATTTAATAATATGTTCTACTATGAGATTGGGGAAAACCTATCTATAGACAGCGCAGGAGTTCATCAAACTAATAGAATAAGTACATCAACTACACTTAAGATAATTTCTCAATCAGGAAACGAAGTTGTAGCCTTGTCTGCAATACGTTTGTTTAAAGGAGATCAGGTACAAACTGCCGGTGGAGAAAGCATTACTATAGGCAACGTAGTTGATGATGATTCTGAAAGTGGATATACTGTACGTATTTATGGTAACACAACAGACACCTGGACTCCGACGAATATATACGCAGTAACTGTACAAAACCCTGACTCTGTATTTAATATAGACCAAGGTGATTCTTACTTTAGACTACGTACATTATTTTATGCCAGTGCCCCTCGTAAGGGAGATGTATGGAGAAACATGTCTGCTGCTTTTTCTCAAAATGCTTTAGTAGATTTTATTGAAGATCCAAGAGTAAGTGACTTCTTTAAATCAGACTATACTTCTCTGGGTAAGAGTTTTGCTTACCTTCCAGATGCAAGGACAATCAAGAGATACGGATCAATAACATATTCAGATCCATTTGCTTTTGATCAGTCTCAACTTGGGCTTTCCTCGTTTAATATTTCGCTGTTAAACTTCTCTGATTTATCTTATGATTATGGATCTATAAAGTCCATGGTCTCTCATGATCAATTGATGTATGTCATACACGAAAGAAGAGCAGGTGTTGTTCCGGTCAAGAGAAATATACTAACAGCGGATTCAGGTGAGGCTCTTGTTAATTCTAATATGGTACTCGGTCCTGCTAATTACTATACGGGTGAGTACGGAGTTAATAATAACCCGGAGTCTGTTGCACAGTATCGTGGACAGATATACTTCATGGATTCTCGTGCTGGTAAAGTTTTACGTATTGGCAAAGAAACAGGTATTACAGTAATTAGTGAAGTTCTAGTTGATGGATTCTTTAAGCAACAAACCTTCTCTACTGCTTTATCTGCTAAAAACAAAAGATACCACGGTGGTATAGATAGAGAGAATACAGAATACATTATAAGTTCTCCTGCTTTGTTTACATCTAGAATTGCTATTGATGATAGTTGTGCTGGAACACAAGGGGTAGGTAACGCAAGAACAAATGCTAGTGGGGCAATAATAAATGTAACCCCTATATATGATGATTCACTTACGTTCTTCTTTAATACTGAGGTTAGACAATGGGAATGTGACTTTGATACATGGGATACCGCTGGAAGTGGATTACTGCTAATAGATCAACTAACATCTAATCCGATCGTAGGGATATCTGAGAACTACTCTCCTTCACAATCTACATCTTTGACTACTGATATACCAGTTGTAATGACAACGTCTCAGTATACAGCGTTTTATCCTTGTACATTTAATCAATTAACAGGGGTAATAGAATTTAGAGCAACAGAACCTACGGGTAGTATAACAGTTAGCGATACTAGTGAGACGCTTCCTGCATTTACTATTGCATATAATTTATGGGATAAGTTCTGGAGCACAAGATATTCTTACAATGCAGAAGGAATTATTTCCTTGACTGATAGAATGTATACATTTAATGCGGGTAAAATATTTGAGCATTCACCAGATGTTCCAAAGAACACTTTTTATGGAATTACCGGGGACACAATAGTAGAGGTGGTTTCTAATTTCAACCCGTCCATGATTAAGGTTTACGAAGCGTTAAGCCTTGAGGGTAATAACTCTGATTGGACCGTTACACTTAAAAATAGTGATCAAACAAGTGCGATTGCCTCAAGTATCTGGGACGAAAAAGAAAATTTCTACTACGCTTCCATACATCAAGACTCCACAAACAATGTCACGTACACTTCTACCGCAGATGTTACTACCGTTAGCGGAACGTCTGAAGTCTTTTCACTCGGAGAAGTAGATGCATTACCGAGTCCTCTTACGGATAAGATAACTTTCAAGAATGCTATTAATAATCAGTCATTCCCATTGGGAGATTCAACAGCGCTGTATCTTTTAAATGTTGCTCAAAACAAACTAGAGCCTTTAAACCTTTATGCTGTTTCTGTTTCTGGAGAAAAAGAATTAACTTGTAATGCAACCATATCTGGTTTCTCTGCTGGAGACACACTAGTGCTGATTGCTAATTCTGCTATAGAAGGAGACTCTATAAGGGACTACTACTTGCAGGCTAAATTTGTAAATTCAAATACAACTCCACATGAGTTGTACGCAATAAACTTTATATATACTAAGTCAAACTTACACAACCAACAAGGACAGTAGTTATCCTTATTTTTGTAAGGTTAAAAAAAATGAGATATGATAGGACCTTTATTTAATCTTGGAGCAGGAGCGGCACAAGCCGGTTACGGTTTATACCAAGAGAATCAGGCTAAAAAGAAATTAGCACAGGCTGATGCTATGGCTTCAGGCCCTATTAGATCTCAGGCCGCACGTAATCGTATAGCAAGACAAGAGTCTGATTCACAAAGCGCAATAGACTCAGCGCTACGATCTCAAGCCACTCAAGCACTACAGATTAGCAATACAGGTGGGTCTCGTGCTTTACAAGCCGCTACACCTGGCTTACTAAGAGCAACAGAGTTAAGCACCGGACGTGCGTTAGATAGATTAGGTTCATTAGGCGCTCGTACTGGCAGACTTGAGGATAAGATAAATCTACAGACTAGCAATGCTGGTGTTGTTGATAATAGAAATCGCTTAAACCAAGCCGCAGATGCAGCACGTACCGCAACACTCGGTGGAGTTTCTTCTATGATTGGCGGACTAGCAGGAATAGCGGGATCAATGGGTGAGAGTTCTAAAACAACTAAAGACACACCGGTAGAGGACGTAATCTCTGTGCAAGAGAAAGCAGAATTCGTTGGTAATGCAGGTTCGCCTATGTTAGATCCATTGCAAGCGATGCTAAATCAAACTAAACGGAACCCATCACAATCTGGTGGAGGATTTAAAAATATTCCTACACAGAGTTTTAATATTGTTGAAGATGAGTTTGCCGCAAAACTTGCTGCTGAAGAGGAATTTGAAAAAGAACTAACATCAGGATCTCCAATGGGCAGTGAAGGATTTAATGGGTTTGAACATGGAGGTGAGGTAGAAAAAACACCAGGTGAATTTGACCACGAAGAGAATCCGATTGATATTGTTCAAGAAGGGGATAAGATAGGAGAAATGACAGGGGGTGAATATATATTTAACCCAGAACAAGCAGAGGAGTTACTTCAGTTATCTGTAAAAGGAGATACAAAACTTCACAGATTCATACGTAACTTACTAAGCAAAGAACAATTTAAGTAATGGCTGATACATCTCAATTCATGGCGATAGGCCAGGTGCCAAATGTTGATTATGGCGCTATCTATGAACGCTCTAAACAACAGCGTGAAATTACAGAGCAAAAAAAACTAGACTACCTGAACCAGTTCCAAGCGGAGCGTGGTTCTTTTGCTCAAGGGTTACAGCCTGAACTTCAAAAAGCCTGGGATGCTATTGAATCAGATTTAGATAACGGTGACATGTCCTTTAAAGGCAGGGCTAAAAGACAAAAGATGTATGGTGACTACAAGAATCTAGCAGCAGATGCTCTTGAGTACACTGCAAAGATAAACGACTTTGAGGCCTCTGTTACTGCTAATCCTTCTGATTATAACAATCCGGCTGAATTAATCACACAGTTGGGTGAAGCAAGAGATATAGCCATACCTCTTAATCAAATACAGGGGTTCATGACTGAACTTCCTAACCCTAAAGATTTCCGTAGATACACAGTAAAGGAGGTTGCCCCTAACTCTGTAGCAGGAGATATCCTAGGTAAACTCAAGGCCGGTGGTGGTATTGATAATTTTTATAACATGGCTAAGACTGGGGCTTTAGACCCTGGCGCAGTTACTGAATCTGTAACTACATGGTTCAATGGAAATAATCTATCACAAGAGCAAGAAGATGAGGCAATTGCTTTTTCGATGCGTCAACTAGGTGGTCTTAGTGATGACTACACTGATATAGATAAGGTAAGAGGATTGTCCGAAGATGATAGGTTAAAATATCTTCAGCAATACGCAGGTTATGTAACGGAAAGCCTTACAAACCTGTTGTCAGACGACATACAAACACAGAAAGAAAAAGATGATCAAGCGGTAAGGTTGGTTAGTCGCAAAGAGTCAGTAAAAAACAGATCAACATCTGGTGGTAGCAGCGCCGCTAAAGTAGGTTCTGGATTTCAGACAGGTCAATTAGGATATATACCTGCATACGGTACTAATGAAGATAATGTTGTGACTACTTCATATAAGACTGAATACGAAGACAGTCTAGATCCGGAAACTGGAATGGTTTACGCTGACACTGATTTGTTTAAAAACGTAAGTTACTCTACACCAACAATCGTAAGCAGAAAGGGTGATAATAACATTTACACCATAGAGTCTTTAGCAATATCTTCAACAGGTGAGCCATTAGTTTCGCTGAGGTACGATCAAGATGTTAGAGGTCTTCGTGGTAAGAAGAAACATACAGCAAGAGTCATAGTTCCTTGGAGTGAAATACAAGGAGAAGGCATTAAAGGAGGCAAGACAGCGGTTAATAGTATAGCCAGTACCCTTCAAGAGATGCAAGAGTATTGGACAGATAACATCGCAAATTCTAAAGGAACAGAAGGGTCAGCACCAACTTCAGAATCTCCTGTGCTGGGTGACGTAGCCTTCTTGAATCAGGGTATTGATCAGTACGAAGGTGATGAACCCGCTGTTGTAGAAGAGACTATTGAGGAAGAGACTATTGAGGAAGAGATGGTTGATTTACCAGCAGATATAGATCTTAGTGGTGTAGAAAACAGTAACCAGGCCCGCACCATAGCGATAGGTTTAGCACAAGATGTCACAGGCGATGCATGGGCTGGACTTGCCGGTAGAGAAAAAAGAAAAATTACAGATAAGTATCAAGCAGCGATACTAGCAGATGAATCTGTGGCAGGTAGGTTAGAAGCAGAGAATAATCAGGAAGCCGTTAGTGACGTAGAAAATAAAGTTGAAAAAACTAATAGGTATTTTGAGGATATTCTGGATGTTATTATGCGCGACTCAGATTATCAGCGTTCCAATACTGACCCCAACTATACAGAGTATATTGGTCAAATTAAAGAAAAGGTATTTGAAGATCCAGAGAAGCCTGGATTAAATAAAGGTCCTAAATACGATTCAATAAGAAAACTTCAGTTAAGAATAGAGAAGGCAATGAAGGACTATACATGGGATGAATACATGGAGTCACTTTACGGTAAGAAATAGGCTAGACATAATAGTAAATTTATAGAAATGGAAGACCAGGAATTATTAGAGGTACTTGAGAAGGCTTACGCTAAAGGCGTCCCTCTTGATTACATTCGTACTGTTACCAGCGATGAGCAATACAAGGCCGCTGAAGAGTTTTTCCTAAAAAAAAAAGACTCTACAGGAGAATCGTCGGAAGAAGTTCTTTCGGTTTCAGAATCAGGATTGGTTCCAGATACTACGGAATCTCTTTCTTCTCCAGTAAACAGTGACTCAGAGTTTATCCTTTCGGGTGGACTGAATTCATTACAAAGTGCCTACGAAAAAGGCATGTCCATTGATTATATAAGAGAAAACTTTTCCGATCGTCCTGGTATTGTCTCAATGGCAGAGCAATATTACAAATCTGAATCAGCAAGAAAGATCGCCCCTCCAGTTGAGGGGTTGCCTGGTATTATACCTGAAGCAGAGAATGAGTTAGCACGGTTATACAACAGCGGTGTTGCCCCTGGGCTTCTTGCTAACGTAATACAACAGGCAGAAATATCTGGGGAAGTACCTTATGAGAAAATCGCTTATCTAAACTCAGTTATACAAGAGAACGCACCTAGGGAAGAAGACTATCTATATGATACATCTAATGCTGTTGGTAGTTTTATACTTGATATTATACGTGTTATACCTCAGTCTCTTATATCTATGGTGTCAGCAAAAGAAGCGGGTATCAGAGGCGCTGCCGCTCTTGGTGCAACAGGTGCTGGAGTAGGTTCTGTTGTACCTGGTATAGGTACAGCATTAGGTGCAACAACAGGTGCTACTGCTGGATATTTTGGTGCTGCTTCGTTGGCAATAGAATATGCTTCTTCAATTAGTGATGTGTTAAGAGAGGAAGGCATAGATGTTACAAAGGCTGATCAACTTGCTTTTGCTTTTGAGGATGAGAAAATCATGGAGAGGGCAAGAGAGAAAGGACTAAAGAGAGGTATACCTATTGGTATATTTGATGCTATATCAGGTGGTGTTGCCGGTAAGGTTGGCACATCTGTTGTAAAAGCGTTAGGAAAAACTACCACAAACAGAGCAGTAAAAATATTAGGAGCAGAAGCCGCCTCTCAAGGGTTACTTGGGGGTACCGGTGAGTTGGCTGGGCAAGTAATTTCTGGTGAAGAGATAAGACCTCGTGACATTGCCCTTGAGGCTTTTGCTGAACTTGGTCCTGCTGGTCCTGCTATGGCCTATAATCTTTCAGGGCGTTTAAACGCTACCCCAGGGGAGTTGAGATACGCAGATGTAATAAAGGCTACTGCAAATCAAAAAGATCTAGTTGAATCAAGTAACGCTGTTGATGCTATACCCGAGATGTCTAAGTTAAACTCAGAGATCGCAGCAGTATCTGCTATTCAACCTGTAGATAAAAACGAAGCACGTGTTAAGAAACAATCACTTAGAGAACTAAGAGATAAGAAGTATGATCTAAAGACTACTCTTTCGGAAAATTACTTAGCGTTAGAGCAGGAACAAAAAGGTGAAGTCAACGGTATACTTGAACTCATATTAGCAAATGAAGCGACGATTCAAACTGAAGGTGTAGATCCCCGTACGGTAGAAACCCTAAAAAAAGACAGCGGTAATCTTCAGGCACAGATCAAAGAAATATTAACTGGAGATCAAGAACTAACAACCAGTACTACTGAAGAAGAAGTGAGTAACCCTAATAAAATAGATCTGGGTGAAAACGAAAGTATAATAGAAAACAGAGAGGTCATAGTTAAAGGTGAGAAAACTAACTTAACTATTATAGAACAAACTTCTGAGAAAGATGGTATAAAAACTACAAAGTATCAGTCAAATAGAAGTAACAGAAGCAGTGATCAAAGAAGTAATAGTAGCGTAAGTCCTGAAACAGTTCTTAATGAGAATGAGGAAATCAACTTAGCAGAAAACGGATTAGAAGATACTGACGGAAGTTCAACTGAAATAACTAGAGTATTTGAAGTAAGAGAAATTCCTAACGGAACCAAGGTTGCTGAAGTAGAGTTTGAAGTCACCTTTAAAGATGGCACTAAAGGCCGTGATCGTGCAACAGTAAAAATAACAGAGAGTAAAACCTCAGAGACAGAAGTTCAGTCCCGTTCGAAGGACGTGTCCAGTCGTGAGGGAACCTCTTATGATCTTTACAACCCACAGGAAGTAGAGGACTTACGACGTGCTATGGCTGAGGGTAAGTTCAGGGCAGGAGAAAGAGCGTATTTAGAAAACATGTTACTTGCTTCGGAGTCTTATAAGAAATCTATTCCAGGAGCGACTAAGTTTGCTGTTGGATTCGGTAGAGAAGGATATCAATCAGCCCTTGTTAAAGCAGGGTTTGGCGTAGAACCTGCTGGTAAAAGAAGCGCTGGTAAAACAGCAGTAAAAAAAGGTACTCTTAAGAACGTAGGTAGAATAGCAGTAGAGGTCCCTATAGAAAAAGAACTAGCAGGAGAAGGTCAGACACGTGGCCCCGGAGAGAAGTTCACCGGCATCCAAACAGCGTATCATGAAATATTTCACAATATTTTAAATGATCATTTCAAGGAAAATGTAACTGATTATAATCAACTAAGGAAACTAGTTGTAAGACAATTGGCTGCATCAGATGTAAAGCAGTTGAATGACTTTGCGACAAGATATGAGGGTAGTCTAGAAGAACAAGGTACACTTCAGTCTGAAGAATTTATGGTTCAGTTAGGAGGACTTCTTGCTAATAAAAATATTACGTTTGATCCTACATTCTTAGAGCAACTAAAGGCTTACATAGGTAACATATTAAGAAAGATAACAGGAGGTAATATTAACTTTGGTGATCTAACAGAGGCTGCACTCGCTCAAGATCTCGCTAACTACATGAAAGGAACTGCTGAAACTATGCGCCTTGGTGGTGACGCCCGTACTGTAACTAAACCAGAGTCACTAAGAACTGAACGCTTTCAAAGAACAAAACCACAATCTACCTTTGGTCCAGATGGAGAGTTAGTAGACCTGGTTGAAGCAAAAAATCAGTCTGGATTAATAGACCCTGATAATTATGAGAAGACTTTAAGTCCTTTTGACGAACTACTTTCTAGTATAACGAAGGGCGTTTCAAATAAAGTTAAGTCACTTGAGCGCAAAACAAACGTTGGATTAAGAAGAACTAAGGGTGCTGTTTTATCAGCGCAAGAGTTTGCACAGTCGGCGAATGTCCCTTACTTAAATTTGCTTGCTGTAAGATTAAAAGCAGTTAGAAAGATAACAGCGAAGATGACACCTGAGCAGCGACAAGAAGTACAAACCGCTGCGTCTAACTACTTCTTTAGTGAAGATGCCGGTGTTCAAACAGAAGCCTTCCGTAGGCTACAAGAGATCAACAGTAATTTGGCTGATGATATGGCTATCATGAATACAGTACGTACGTTCTATCAAGGGCAGTTTGATACTAATCCAATGTATGATATACTGCCTGATGAAATGGTGGATATCATAAAAGGTAATTCTAAGTTTTATGCAACTACAACTTATCGTGCCTTCACTGATCCTGATTTTGAATTCAATAGTAAGTTAGCCGAAGCCGCAGAAGAAGCAATGGTGAATCTGAATATGATGGATGAGTACTTTTATCTACAAGAACAATTAGAACTAGCGCCTGAAGGATTAAACATCATAGCACAGATGAAAGAGATGGGCTTAAATCATCTCAAGTCAGAAGACATTGTTAAATATGTTGATGCTAAAAAGAAATCTTTAAATAAAGAAATAAAAGACCTTTCTAAATCAGGCAATACATCAGGAGTAGTAACAGCGACAGACAACCTTCAGGTATTTTCAGAGAAAGATATCGCTCAGATAAAAGAAGAAATAGATGCTGGTGTTCTTGCTGAAAAAATACAAGAAGAAAATCTTGACTTCAGAGATGATGATCAGGTATTTGATTATGCAGCAAAAACCAAGAAAAAAGAAGTACGGGCAGGGGTACAGAAATATATAAAAGATATTCGGATAAAAGCAAACAATATATCTGGACGTAATACTCAGTCTGATGAGTTTAGAGGGGATGACGATCTTGGTGGGCTACGTGTTCCTACAAAATCTTTTAAAGCAAAGCAAGACCTACCTCAAGAGTTGCGTGATTACTTAGGTGAGGAGAAAGATGCTTTTATAAAGTTTACTACTACTGTAAATAACCTGGCTAATATATATGGTAAGTTCGGGTTGGTTGACAAGGTAAACAAAGCAGGTAAGAATGCAGGTATTGGTGATCTTCTTTTGACTAGTACTCTTTACAACGCTGTACTAAGGAGTAACTACTTGACGGATAGTAAGGGTGAGCAGATGTATGTCCTCCCTAGTGAAGCAAGTAATGTCTCTGTTCAGAACTTAAAAGAACTTATCTATAATTCAGAAAACTTTGGATTAAAAAATCCTCAAGAATCGCTAACAGAATTCTTTGACCGGATTGATATTGAGTACACGCAGAAAATATATAATAAAGAAGATGGTTCTAAAGTAGAAATAATTGAGCCTACAAATTACACGGAGTTTAGAAAGTTAAACAACGCATTAGATATTTACTTCCAAGAAAACTTTACAATAGTAAAAGACCGTAACTCCCCAATGAATGGTCAGGCTATACGTAACGACTTTGTTCAGGCCTTAAAAATGACTCCACTCTATGCTTCTGAAAACAAGGGGATGCAGGCTTACTATGCTACACTTCTTCAGATGCGTCGTACAAGAGTTTTGTACAACCTACCTACATGGAGAAAGAACATCATGGGTGGTTATTATTTTCTTGCGATCAATGGTATACTTCCTGTTGGAGATAACTTGGGTGGATATAATGTTATAAAAGATCTTAATACACGTTTTAAAAAGATACGTAAAGGAGAATACACTGATCCAGTGTTGATAGAACAAATGGAAACAGTGGCAAGATATGGGTTGCTTGGTAGTTCTGTAAGCGCTACTCTGTTTGATGACATCAATCAGTCTTTCTTTGCTCAAATGAATGGTGATAGTTCAGACAAAGCGTGGGCATGGCTTGGTAAGGCTAAGGAAAAGTCTAAGCGTATTGCATATCAGTACGGTGCTATTGATGACTATACTAAATTGGTAGGCTTCCTGGTTAAGAGAGAGAACTTTGCAAAGAGACTTGCTTCAAATCCAGATGGTAAATCATTTAGTGAACTAAGTCCTCAGGAGCAAAACGAAGTAAACGAAATGACAGCGGAAAGAATTAAGCAAACCTTCCCTACAATGTCACGTATACATCCATCGTTTAGGGTTCTAATGAAAAGTCCTTTGGGAGATTTTCTTTCATTTAGATTAGAGTCGTTTCGTAGTTTCTTTGCTGTATATAAAAATGCAGTAAATGATATTAAGGAAGGTGCAACTAACCAGAGTCTAACCCCATCGCAGAGACAGGCTTATGTTGTAGATGGAACTAAATCAGTTACAATGGGTGCGGCTATGGCTGCGATGTCCGCTATTGGGTACTCGGTGTTGGCAAATCTTGTTAGAGGTGATGATGATGAAACAAAGGATGACTTATCAGTAGTCGCTCGAGGAACCAATATGATTCTCCCGGCATGGATGCAAGGGGCCAACATACTCCCCATCAAGATGGAGAAGAATGGAGATATACGTTTTGTAAACATGAGTTCAGAAGATCCTTACGATGAGATACAAGGACTTATATATAAGCGTGACGGAGTTCAAAGGCTTGATCAAATAGAAAACATACTTGGAGATTTCTTGGATCCTAACATGGCTGTTGGCATGATGTATAATGTTATAAAAGGAAAGAACCAGTATGGTGAGCCGATTCAAAGCAGCGAAGATCTTAATTGGTTTTACCGTAATATAATAGGACCTTCTTATGTAGACTGGGACAAGGCCCTTGGCACCTATGTTCTTAAGGAAGTTTTCATACCACCTAACATTGCGTTCATTGAACGTACACTAAGGAAGCGGGTAAAGGAAATAGAAAAAGCCCAGAAAGAAGGTCTTGAACCAGAACTAGAACCATTGAACGCTGTTCAACTTGCATCAAACCTTGTCTGGAGAGACTATCCTATTAATATAGCGCAACAGTTTTACTGGAATCTTAAAGATATGAACCTTAAGGATAAGTGGTCTGAGTTACCAGAGAATAGAAAGACAATACGCGAGGCTAGGCTTATGGAAATAAAGCAGGCTTACGAGTTCGGTGTTACCTATGGAGAGACTTTTGAGAACTATGATCTGATAGAGAAATTTGAGAAGAGTGTACGTCAGAAGTTTAGAGGAAGTTACCAGGAAATTGATTACATCCTTTATGATGTACCACTAGATGAGTAACTCAGCGTGAATACCTAACGTATAGAATCTTATTTTTGTACAATGAAGTGGAAAGAAATATTTAAGGACAGCAATGACTGGAATGAGAAGAGTATACTAGGTGCGTTATCGTTTGCGGTAATGGTTTTGGTAATGGCTCTTGACCTTGTTACTGGTGCGTTTGGAAAAGATTTAGTAATCAATGAAAGCGTTTACAACTCTTTTGTATGGGTAACCATCGGATGTTTTGGTATCGCTGGATTAGAAAAGTTTGCTAAAATAAATGGCAATAAATAAAGAGATATCAGAGGACACTGTAGTTGGGTTGTCGCTTAAAACAATCGGTACGATTGCCGCTGTTATAGCAGTAGTCACACTTGGTTACTTTGATTTAAAGGCAGGCATAGATGAAGCCAAAGATTTACCTGTGCCTGTAATCGGTAGAACGGAATACGATCTAAAAGATGAGTTAATCCGAAGTACCATAATGAATACCCAGTCTGACGTTGAAGAAATTAAGGCTCAACTTAATAAAATTGAGCAAAGATTATTTGAAATGAAATGAATAGACTTCTCCTCACACTAGCCGTTATATTGTTTTGTTCGTTCAAGATACCAAGCAAAGGTTTAGTTGTGATCCATTATAATGCATCCTTCAATACTACCAAAAGCGTACCCCTTACCGGAATAAGTGACGCAAAGGTTTTGAGCCTATGGATAGATGATCCAGACGTAAAGGAGTTTGGTAAAATAAAATCTGTGCCTACTATTGTTTTGTATAAGAATGGAAAAGAGATTGATAGATGGGAGCCTGGGTTATCATTAACCTTAAGTGTTACACATAAAGATATTCAAGAGGTAATAGACGAATTAACCGGAGCAAACAAATTCTAATATGAGAGGTATACTGATCACATTTTTTATGTTATGTGCAACAATAGCACAAGCACAAAAGGTTGGAGGTATCTTTAAGTATGCTACTGTTTACACCAGTGTCTTTGCTTCATCACCTATGCCTGCTCAAAAAGAATACTTCGTTACTCAGGGTGGAGACGTTCAGGACATAACAATAGAGAACTCATATGATTACAAAGCGTCTATAGGTATACGTAGGGTTGCTAGATATGATTATGAGAATAAGCAGAATAGATTTTACGATGGTCAAACAGAAAGCACAACAGCGCTTAGTGCAACCGTTGGTTCTGTAAGAGGGTTTGAGTACCTAGCACAATACGATTTAGGTCGTCAGCAGGGTAGAGGATATACCAACCAGAGATACTTCCTTAGATACCTTGCTAAGTACTTCATAATAAAAGGAGAGTTCTACAATCAGGGTTTAGTAAAACTTGAGTACACACAAGTAGAGTCTAGAGCAAGACTACACGTAGGTGAATTAGATTTTAGTGTTGGTATTGCTGGACGTCAACATCAAGCGTATGGATATAATCCAATTGCAGTATATCTGGAGCAAAAAGCATGGTGGGATCTCGCTCATGACTATGGTTACGTTGACAACTACTACGGAATAGATTACGATAACGATGATGAGATTGACAATCAAGACTGGTGGTGGGAGAACAGCGAAGGAGAACGTGTTGCTGATACCGATAAAGATTTCAGACAGTACATCTACGGGTCTTTAGTCAATGATTTCAATGCTGCAAGATTAAGTGAGGTAGGTATACTTGGATCTTTGTCAGCGATAGCAGGCTTAGATTACTATCATTACGAAGATAACTTTTGGATTCATGCCTGGGGAAGTATACTTCCTTACCATGTGCAAGTCATAGGTGATCCTCAATTTAGTTACTCTCAATTTGTACAAGGCAATAATCATTGGACTGATTATACCGGAGGTGTTGTCTTAGGATGGAAGGTTGGTAAAAAACTAGGGTTGTTTGCGGAAGCAGAGTATATGAACTATTGGGGTAGAGAGATCTTTAACCTGAGAGCAGGTATTAATTATCAATTCCGTTAGCAATGAGATGGATTATTATTATCTTAGACCTAATAAATAGTGGGTTCATAATAAGAGATACCGACAGTAAGGTTACTGAAGAAGTTAAAATGTTTCCAAGAAGATAATAAAATGCATGAAAAAGTTACACCACTACGTATATCTCTTAATACTGAGCGCATTATTGACGAGTTGCGGCGCCCAGTGGCACCTGAAAAAAGCCATAAAGAAAGATCCGAGTATACTAGAAGTGAAAACGGTTGTTGTTACGGATACGATTGTAACTGCTCCGGTATCAGTGCGTGACACTGTAACACTTCAACAGCGTGACACCATTACTATTACAAAGGATAGACTTAAAGTTAAGATAGTTCGAGCGTTTGACACTATCATGATAGATGCTACTTGTGAATCAGATACAATCATACAGGTGATAGAAGTCCCTGTGCCATCCCTCGTTATGAGGGACAGCGACAATTGGTACAACAAGGTATACAAGTTTGCTTTTTATCTGCTATTACTTCTACTTCTTGCGCGCTTTTTACGTAAGCATCACATTCTTTAGATTCCTTATCCTTACTCAGGATCCGCAGGCTTCACAGTCCTCTTGATTAGAGATGCCACACACGGGTTGTTCAGCGGATTCAAGTTCCGATACGAATGATTCAAAGTCTTCCATAATGATATATAAAAATGTTTGTAGCCCTCGAAATTGAGGGAACAGCGAAGATACAAAATACCTTGATTAAGGTTTGGATTCGTAATATGGTGAGTATGCGTATCTTACCTTCCAGGACCTTACTTCATCGGGCTTGAAATTGCCTACAACGTAATCTTCAGGCGAAGTGAACAGTATAAACACAACGATATCAGAAGACTCTTTATCCATTGCATACTTGTTTGCTTTAAACGAATTCTCACAAGTCTTTATACTTACTCTTTGTGTCTCTTTGTTTTTTATTACGTGTATGTCAGGATCATCTGTAACGTCCTTGGTTTGCTTCAACAGCGTAGACACTGTGTATCTAGAATACTCTGGAGTTACTTCATAGTAATGTCTTACAAGCAACTCACCTAGTATCCCTAAGTACTCTGTATAATACTCCCTGGATATCTCTCCTAGTAGAACAGATTTCTTTATCCCAGTTCTCTGTTTCTGTGTGCCCTCGTATCTTATTTTATTTGCCTCAATTCTTTTCAGAGTTAAGTCATTGGAGTATTCCTTTAGGTAAGATGGTATAGGGAGTTTTATCACGACAATCCTTTTAGTCTTTCTTTGTTTATAGTAGATAGATCGTAGTGCTCTTTCACATACTCATACAGATTGTTGGCTAGTCTCCAAGCCTTAGGTAACGTCATTGCTTTGACTTCCCTTCTCCAGTCTGCCCTTGTCTTGCACAGTATACCGGTTTCATTATGTATTATGTGCTCTTTGTATGGACTCTCTGCACTAGCGATGATCGCTGTCTTCGTATACCCTGCCTCAACGACCTTTAGTTCTGACTTACATCGATTGAATATAGTGTTCTCTAATGGAGACAGCGATACATCAAAGTACTTATATAGATGCGCATACTGTGTAATGTCTACGGGATTCATTCTATACTTAGCCTTTAATCTTTCTGGGTAATCCATAAGATTCATAGAGTACAACTCATGATCCTCAAAGGTCATACCCATACGATCTAAATCTTTTTGATGACCATTAGCACCTACGTATCCAAATCTAACCTTTAACTCTGGGCTTGCATCCTTCTGTGGATCCGCCCATTGTTTTTCATTCTCGTATATAGTGTTAGGGATAAGCCTATAGATAGGCTTGCTGTTGATCTTCCTCATTATCTTAATAAGGTATTTAGAGGGGGACCATATCTCATCAGCAATCTTAATTGTTGCCTTGATGTTTGGACCTTCTACATTCTTGTAGTAATCGTGTGCTGGATTATGCTTAGGAAGATTCCAGTAGTCGTCATTATCTAGAATTAACTTAATGTCATTGTCTACTAAGTACTTCTTGAATTCCTTATGATTAGATACACTACACCTTCTTGAGACTACAAGGTTTTTTACCGTAGATAAATCCCAGTCTTTCAACTCGTTAAAGTCCTCAAAGAAATGAATCTCCAATCCTTCTTCTGCTTTAAGTCTTAAAAACGGAGTCATTAATCTGTGATAATTAATACCGTTTAATCCATCAAGATAAATCAGTGTCATCATAGAACTCTAGTAACACAGAGCGAATCATATCAAACTCTGAATCAATATCTCTTTTATACTTTCTAATTGTATTGTGTAATCGTTCAGCATCTGAACGTGGGTTTCCTGAGGAGTCATGTAGACTCTCGTACAACTCAGTAGATGCATCGTGCATTCGACTGGTTGCTAGGAAGTAGATTTTACTCAGTGATTTTGTATCCATAGCCCTTTATTGTTGCAACAAACTTATCTTTCTCTACCGTTGGATCATATTGAGTTGATTGCTTAGTAAAGAACTTAGGACTGTCGTCCATAATATAACTGTGATTACGAAGATAATCTGCTAAGAATTTGCTACAACATATAGCATTGTCAACATCGAACCTGCAATTGTATCGTACATGTAGTTCCATCTTATCCATATGAAACTTATCCATGCCCTCCATTACCTCTGCTATTGCCTCCCAATATTCTTTTTTATACTTCTGACGTATAGCAAAGTGACGTCCACTATAGAATTTATTAAGTGACGGTGGCTTAGGAAGTTGTAGTACAATTTCTTCGTAATCCTTCATGCCTTAATATAATACTATAAATCCAATAATGCAACATTATATGCAGCGGCTTTGAAACATTTATTACCAGTAGCAAGCCCACTGAATCCGGTCTTTGTGCTGTTGATCTCCAATATAATTGGCTCGTCCCATGGAGTAGGCTGACCTCCTGTCTCTTGATTACGTTGCTTACGTACGTGAATCTCTGTTCTTCTTCTTAGATCATAGTCTCCTGAAGACACCTTTCTATGGAATGTCAGGAAAACATCGGCACGGTTTACAAACTTACCACCGCCTTCAGTCATTGCAGCAGAGGGAGCAATAGATTGTCCGTCAGGCCCCTTAGTTCTTTGAGCCTCAGTAATAGAGTGAGTGTTTAACCACACTGCCATATTGTGCTTTACACTAAAGGTTAGCATCTCTGAAGCCGCCTCGTAATGATACTCATGAGAAGATACTTGTGTGTTTTTTGACATTGTCATCTTCAAGGAGTTATATGGATCTATAAATAGTCCCTCGTATTTTTCTTGTCTAATAAGTTTCTCAGCAAATACAAGTAGGTCAGTATAAGAATACACCTGCTTATTACTAATGATCGTAAAGTGTTTGTTCACCCATTTAAACGCAGCAATTCTTTCTTCATAGTGCATGTCATTTATTTTAATATCAACTATAAATTCCATTAATCGCATCTTCACCGCAGCAGTACGATTCTCAGATGAGTATATAATCCAACGCCATCCATGATTTACTGAAGCAGCCACCATAAGATACAGCGCCATAGTAGTTTTACCCACATTGCTATGCCCGTTAATAATGCAAAACTCTTTCTTAAATAAATAGAAGTTATCCAACTCGGGCAACCCAGTGCTTAGTCCTTTCTCTATCTGTCCATTAGCAAACTTATTTATCCAGTCTAAGTCACTATCATCTGAAGAGATAAAGGACATGTCACCATCCAGGACACGCATCTCCCTACGTATTGTATTCTCATCGTCAATGATTTCACGAATAGGCATAGACTTACCTTGGTGCACACCATCTATAATTGTCTTCTTCGCGAGTTCAAGATCATCAACTGTGTCACGTAACTGTAACTCACGAAGCATAACGCGCATCGCTTCGTCCTCTTCCATCCTTCCGGCAGATATGTACCCACCACATAAGATAGCCGCTCTAAGAAGAGTTGTATGCTTCTCTCCGTCGGGAGCCTTACGTATCATTCGTGCTACAATATCTATTTTATCGTAGTCAGTATAAGATTTTCTTTCAAGAACTTCTTGATGCTGAGTGTTCTCAGAAAGCATAGCACCAAATACCTTGGAGCCATCGTTACTTATAAGGTCGGGATCATAACTCTCGAAGCACGCACGTGAGACGTTGATACCTGAAGGATCTACCTCTAGTCCATACGTTCGTTCAAAGTATGATTGAAGTGCTCTGAAATGATCTCTATGTCTTTCACTATTGGATACCTTGACTAGTGCTTTTAATCCATCCCCACTAGGTGATGTCCAACAAGCACGTATATTGTCATCAGTCCCCAGTAAAGACTTATAGTCCTCAACATCTATATGATCAAAGTCTAATATAATATAACCACTATGTCCCTTGATATCATTGTCTCTTCTTCCAGTGAATACCCCTGAGAACAAAGCAACTGGCAAAGTCTTTTTAACAGCGCTGTCTCCAGCCCTAACTTCATCCACCTTGGGCTTTGACTTACCCTCTCTGATTCTATCTAATGCTTTGTCTAAGGTTATATAATGTGGGTCATCGATATTTGTGATCGAAGAGAATATTGTAATCGTATCATTTGAACTCATCAGTGTATGTACTTTCTTTGTGGAATAATGAATGCCCTATTTTCTTTTGAGAAAGAATTTTAGAGACACGGAAGTTAAGTTTCTTAGCATTGGTTGACATCTGTTTCTCCAAAAAATACAAAGTATTATTATCTTTGTTTAAGTCCCTCATGTTCTTTGCTCTACTAACGCATGTAAGTTCGTATCCTTTAAGCGGATACATTTTTTTCCCGATCTTTCTTTGGTAAATAACATTTACTACATAGTAGAAGATGTCTTGACCTTGACTCATATCTCAGCCAGTCTATCGATTACAACTTTTAATTCTCTTGCTAGTATTTCGTTTTGCCAATCTTGTAGATCCTGCTGAACTAAGTTCTGTAGATCGCATACGTTTACTACGACGTGGTTCTTGAAGTTTATTGGAGAATCCGCGTAGATAACAAGTTTGTATCTTAATTTACCTGCATCCACACCTTCCTTCTTAACGATGGTTGCTATGTTTTGAATACCTTCTTCCCACTTCCTAGCGTATTCAGGATTCACATACCTATCGCCTTTAAAAATCTCTAAATTTCTTAAGTGTGATTTTTGTGAATGTAAAAACGTAGTGTGATCTCTATTGAATAACCTAGCAAGACTTATGGTGCCCATTGATGTATTGGCCCTTAGGAAACACCACACAAGAGTTCTTGTATCTACGTGTAGTCTTTGTCTACCCTTATTTTTTAATACAGATGGGTCATGAATATTATTTAAATCACAAAACACTTTTAATGCAATATTAATTATGTTTTCATTCTCAGCCTTTAATACTGTATAGTAATCTATTGCTCTTTTCATTTCAGTCTATCTTTATTTGCTTGTAATAATTTGGAGCAACTTCTTCTATCTCTTTTAGCAATCCCCCTACTAGTGATGAAAGTTTATCTCCTGGATCATGCTTACTCTTTGTGCCATCAGAAGCATGGAGTAAACTCAACAACTCTAATCTTCTGTCCACATAAACCTGTACTTCTTTACACATCCCGCTTCTGCTAACGGACTTACATTTTTTCATATGGCTTAATTCTTTTTGTAACGATTTGTTTTTCTTTTTATATCTCTGATCATTAAGTACTCTCTTCTTATAAGAGTTACCGCCATGATTAGTATAATTACGATTGCTATCATCTCTCTTTGGTGTTAAAGGTTAAAAGCAAGGTGGATACTTCCCCAAGTAAAGACTAATAATATTAGTACATCCACCTCGCTTATATATTTGGAGAAGCACGGGAGAAGTCAGGGCGTATTTAACCTAAAGTGTTTCCCTACAAGGGATTAGTTTAAGATAACCTGCTTCTTCCAATGCATTCCTACTTAACAAAAGGAACGGGTAACGATCACCTATCCCGGGATAGCATGTCGCTGTGCGTAAAACATAAACCCCTTATTAATTAAAATTAGTAAAGATTCCTCTTGTCTTGTATTAACTAATTCTTTCTGTCAAGCCATCGAACATACATCTTAGAAGCCCATGCTCTTCTCTGTTCTTTGTTCTTGTATATCTTTTTTAATCTTGCGTTTGCAATGCGTAGGAATTGTTTCATCTGACTCATCACAATCTATCTATTGCGTACATGTCACTGCTCTCTGAGTAAACAAGATATCCGTTGCTTTCCAGTAACTCACGCATCGCTATACTGTCACAGTACTTGTGCTCAGTCTTAATAAAACGAGGGCGCTGTGGTGTGTTAAAGTCAATGGTCTTAAGTATAACTAAATCGTTACCTTCTGTATCAATTTTCAGATAATCTATACATGGCACCTTACTCATGGATAGGACATCGTTATATGTAATGGTAGGTATCATCTGCTTGACTACCTTATTGACATTCACTGGAAGTATTCTCTCACTAAAAGAAGTCATCCCTGCAAAGTCCTTGTCTTCGTTTACGTACTCATCTTTAAACACATCCATGTTACGCTGACCTCTCTTAAAGTCAACAGCGCAATTTATGTACGTCACATTAGGTCTCTTCGTTAGATTGTCTAAGTATTTTTTGATTGGTTCAACAACAACTCCGCTCCATCCTTTCGTAGCCAGTTGATCGTTTAAAGTATCAAAGTCACAACTACCTATTTCAACAAAGTATTTTGTGTCCTTTAAAATATTAGACAATTCTTGCTGATCACTTCCTTGTACCAAAAATCCACGTCCTTTTTCTCCGTAGCGCTGAACACTATTGAGTTTCTTTTTTTTAGTTGCCATCTTTTTTTTCTCTTATTAAAAGTAATAGTATACCTCTTAGGTCCTTTGTCTAGGACTCTGTTACTACTTTGACTTACGTCACCGAAATTACCTGCCATATTAATAGTGTTAGTTTAAAAAAGGGGGCGCCTTTAATTAACAGCGCTCAAAGCCATCAAAGGACACCCCACTTTCTTAATTAATTAAAACGGTAGATCAGCACCTGCCTTGGCCGCATCTGCTGCCGCAACTGTTGTGTTCTGCTCGTTCTTAGCATACATCTGATTCTTCGGCGCTCTTGGGTTGAACGTCGATAAGAATGCATTGCCATCCGACTTAATAACAAAGTCCATGTTTACATTACCCGATTGGGTAACATACTTCTTCAACTCTTCTAGTTGAGCCTCTTTAAAAGAGATGTCATACTTCACGACACCGCTGTCGTACTCTTTCTTGTCACCTACAAATCCAATGTAGATGTCCTTCTTTTCTTGATCCATATCAATTAAGATTAAATTTCCCCTGAAATAAAAAAATGACTGGCTGTCTTGCTTTCTTCATAATGCGATTTGATTATGTTGAGTGCCCGAGCAACCTTCTTTTTACCGAAGTCCAGGGTTTCTTCGGATGCTTTATATACTGCTGGCAAATACGGGTAAGACTTTTCTTGTACTACCCAGTAAAAATCCTTAAGCCCAAAGGCTTGAGAGTATATGTATGCTTGAATATCGTAGCCATAAGCGATCACATCTCTTGAGAATCCCTTAATGCTTCGTGATGATTTTGAATCTGAAATGAATCCATCTCCTAGAGTATCTAAGAACCCACGTACTGGCACCTTTATGCCATCAAAGTCTATCTCTTGAAGAAACTCTACTTGAAATTTACCCTCTAAGTATATTGAACGTACGCCACTATCATCAAGTCTTGTGATCATGTCTATACACTGAGTGTAATCTGCTTCGGTAACTAGTTCTTTATTACCTACACTTTCAATCTCAGCATCTCTCCATTCTTTATACCTTTTGGTTACACGTGGATTCTTGCCGCCTACCTCAAGTATAATCTGCTTATCATCCAGTACGTGGAATTGATCATCAAACAACTCGGGTGTAAACAATAAGCAATCATAAGCGCTACCGAATGTTAAGGCTTGGGATGTCTTCTTTAGTTTACCCTGCATGTATAACTCAAACAGCGCTATGTCTTGAAGTGCTAACTTAATAGAGGAGTAAGAGAGATACTTCTTTCCAGTCTTATCGACTAAGGATTGAAACCATTGATCAGTCATAATAACTTGTCTAGTTTTTCTAACTGACTCTTAGTCAATGTACTCCCGTACTTTGTCTTAATCTGAGACAGTCTTTCTGCACGTTGTGGTTTGTTGGAACCTCCTTTGATATACTCAACACTACTTTTGAATATCTCATTAAGGCTTTCCTTAGGTACTGGAGCATCTTGTTTAGCGATTGCCATACCTACTTCATCGGCCGTTGCTATGGATGTCTCTATACCTATACCTAGGAACCCAAGTGCTCTACCTATGGCGGATGTTTCACAATTCTCTATGTAAGATGTTTGATTGATACGTGAAGAACTCTTATCTTCTTGAGCCATGCCTTGAGCGACAATGACTTCATTTTTATCCCGTATGGTTGCTTGAATTACACAAGACTCGGGATCTAACTGTATTACATCAGTACGAAGAGTGTACCCGCTGTACTCACTTAATAGTCTGAATGCTTTAACACGTTGATTTACCTCAACGTATTGCTTCCCTTTGATGTTTGTTGTTTTAAACTGGTATGTATTACTCATATGTAAATTTGTTTGATACAATAATAAACAATATAATGTTAATAGACAAGGTATTTGTTAATTATATTAGACCCTGCTTCATTTAATTCATCAGCAAGAAGTCTAATAGCGTTATGTTGCTGTCTACCTCTTTCATAAGCAATAAAATCCTCTGATCTATCATAATACTTGTCGAACTTCTCGATTGAATTTATAAGTCTTACACCTTTCCAAGCATTTCCCTTACTCTTGAAGTACACTGACTCAGGATCCATGTCATACAGAGCCTCGCTTACGTCATCCCATACAGATTCACAAGCCTCATACCCTGCTCCAGTCTGTTCGATTGTATAATATGTATCACCTCTTTCAAATGGGTAAACTATAGCGATCTCTTCCTGCCCAATAAACTTGGCATTTAGATATGCGTCTTGAAATACAGATGCAACACCCTTTATCTTGGTACCTCCATCTATTATCAACAGTTTCCTTGCCTCCTCTTCTGAGTTTGCCTCTACCTCGTATATATATGTACACGGCACCTCGTAAAAATAATTAGTTTTCATATGTTTTTTATTGATCATAAAGTTCTATCTCTGGAAGTTCTTGTAGGTCTGGTGTTTTCCAATCAATATCGTATCTCTTGATGAGTCTAAACACAGTCCTCGCTGTAATACCTAGATGCTTTGATGCCTCCCTAGGGCTTTGGTATTTACGAAGCGCATAAGTTATCATGTGTTGCCAATGACGCTCAATATTCAAGTCCTCTTGAGGATACTTCATGCCCTCTACCTTTTTGTATAATTGAAACTCCCCCATTACATACGTATTAATCTTAGCCTACGTTGATACTTACGAATCAACAGCGCTGAATTAGTTAGTTCATTCTGTATCTCATCTGACCATCCGAATCGACTGGCAACTATAGTGAGATTGATCTGATCTATAAACAACATATCTATAAACCTCTGTGTATTCCTTATGTGTCTGTATTTACGTATCATGATCCAGTCAAGTATTTAATCCCCTGCACAATGCAATAGAAGAAAGTGAATATTGGTGCGTATAAAAAGAACCACGCTACAGCCTCCACAAGCATAGAAGGTTTACGTTTGGGTTCAAAGTCTTTATTAATCATGGTTATTATTTTTCAATTCCTGCATAGGATAAATCCCTCATGCATAATTCAACAATAGTTACATCAGTCTTCACATCTACTTCTAACAGCGCTAACTTCTCTATAGCAATACGCAGTTTGTGTACCTCAAAACTATGGTGTAACAATTCCGCAGTGTCTAAAGCATTCTGTACGTTGTAGGTGATCTCTTTAATCAATCTTAATTGCTCGTTCATAATCCACATACACTTTGTATATCATTAACGGCAAGTTCGATCTCGTGTTGTTGAGATCCTCCTTGCTCCATCTCATCCATGGCTAAATCGAAATAGTCCATGATCGTTTCGCTAAAATGTGGGTGTTGTTCACAACTCTCCTTGCAAAAGGTAACAAATTCGTCCATCATAATGTCATCCATTTTATTTAACTGATTCATATTCATTAATTAAACCTTCTAAGGCTTCTTCAATATCGTAACTATGTAAGTCCGCATCGGGGAATTGCTTTCGTAACATCTCGTATACAATGCTGTTAGGCATTACCCCCGCACCATCTATGTAGGTACTTCCCCCGCTTCCATCATTCCAAATCTCAAATCCGTGATTGGTTTTACATTGGTATCCTAAACCTCTCCGTGTTTCAAAATACCTTACGCTTTTAACGTACACCTTTGTATCCTCCATAAGCATTAATTAAATTAGGGGGCATCGTAGGCCACGAACCTACTGAGTCAACAACATGAACCAAACCAATTGTCTTGACATGATGCCCCAAGTACATAGGAGTACCTACATAGATATTCCCATTGCGCCGTTCGCTCGGCTTCGCTTCTCGATTACGAATATTGTACATCGTTCGTATGTTTCGTCCGTTTCACAATAAAACGATTTTTCGCTCTCCTCTAATGTTTCCGTAGCGTATTCCTTCATGTGGGTTACCACCCCTTTAAACACCTTCTGCGCTTCTTCCATTGATTCCAAAGCGTACAAGTAATTGTCTTCTTGCATGTTTGATGTGTGTGCAACACAATAAGTTTTCGTATCCATAAGCATTAAATATTTGTTTCTATATCATATCCATCGCAGAACGTGTTCGTACATTCGTCGTCATGACCAACGTACTCCATACAATACCCGCACTTGTCGGAATAGAATTCATTTTGCTCTGCCATAAATGACGGGTCGTTTTGATTTAGCATAAATTATAAATTTTAGTGTTAATACCATCCATGTTAGTTTAAATTAGTGTTCTAGAATCTTAATGTCCTTCGTTCCCTTGCCTAACATGCCACTACATAGCCCACATTTGGCGCAGTTACTTTTGTAGTCCATCTCTTTAGATGCAGGGCAACTTACGGCCTTCTCCGTTCCTATTGTTGTAGCAATAAAACTTCTAAAGCCAATCGTACGGGCTTTGCGTTGTTCCTTCGCATCATGAGTAGATGCCATAAACCATTTGTTATATTCATTAGCCCATTTTTTCTCCCATTGGTGAGTATAACCAGTCCATCCATCTGCAACATATGATATGCCGTTGATCAATGAAATAGGCAACAGCGATGGTTCACCATATGTACCAAACCTTACGTATGTATTGAATGACATTTTTATGATCTCATGTTGTTTGTCACGATCCAAAGGTGTAAGGTCTTCTATGCTTATACTTCTGAGCATGGACAAAAAGCCGACGTACTGGTTAAACTTATGGGTATAGCATCCGCCTTTACCTTGGTTTCCCGAGTACGGACAATCTAAGCAGTTACTGCCATCTAATGCGAAAAACTTCTTCATGCCAAAGCCTTTCGATGTACTCGCCAATACCCATTGCTTTTCGCTAAATGTGTACGTCTGTACTAAGGGCTTACCATCTGATATCTTATCATTAGATGTCTTCCCCTTACGTACTACGAAGATGTTTTCACCTTCTTTCCAAACAATCCGATTTTTCATAGAGCGATAATTTATGCCACAAACAAACGGCGACAATTTTAGATAATGCGTTAATGAAATGTTAAAGCGAATAAAAAACTTTTCTCTTTAGAGGGCACCATAGATCGTGAATCTATAAGAACAACAGCGTAAACCAAACCAAAACCTTTCGCCTTGTTACGGTGCCCTAGGACATAGCCCTTACATGATCTTAATGTTGCGTCTCAATATAATGCCTATACATGTTATCTACCGAATGCAGTACCATAAACTGCTCGTGCTCATTGCATTCGAAGTAGTAAACACCAAACATGTTATGTGCCCTTTCATCTTGATGGCACTTAAAAAAGTCATTCCAAATCTGTATCGGTTCCATATAATTATCGTTTAAATTCGCACTGAAGATTCATACGTATCATGCTCCAGTGAATACCCATGAACTCCGCTCATCCACTCGCCTCGAATGCACTCTATAGCATCCATGGCCTTATCGTATCCTTCGATCTTCTTCTTTACTCTGTAAACTTCAAGCCCGGTAAAACCCTCTTGGTTTTCATCAACACATTCATCGTGTGACGTTATGTACCATGAGAGCAGGTTTTCCGCCTCCGTTGCCGTGTACTTGTCTTCGTGCTGGTTTAACAGCGTTAACGCATCCATGACCTGCTCCATCCTCTCGTCATCCACGCTGATCTCATCAACGAATCTGTCGATCTGTTTTCTGATCATTGCCTTGGTCATGCCTATCTCGTGTAGGCTTAGGAAATTAGTTTTCATCGGATAGGGTTGTTAAGACTACGCTCTCTAGCCTGTTATTATTCACTTCATCAAACAAATCTTTAAAGACAAAGTCTACTTTATGTAAGTCCGTTTTTCCTGATAATCCAATAGAAAATAAAAAACTAGCATTTTCAACTACATCTGAATCAAAATCATACCTATAGTTTACTTGTAAGTTTTCTAAATTAACTCCATTGTCCTTTGCTATATGGGTAAGCCCATCAATCAATTGTCTTGCATTCATAATCTATTCGTTTATTAATTCATATTGTTGGTGCAAATAAATGGCGATATTTCCAAGTATTGCGTTAATGAAATGTTAAAGCCGTTAAATTAATTTATTACCCTTTAGGGTACTTACCTTAGAATCTCTCGTATCGCTACTACGCTTGTTGTGCCGTACTTGCTATGCACTTGGATAAGCAGCGCCATAGCGCAGCGCCGCTCATCCTCGTTATGCATGGCCTCAGATCGCATAATGCAATGCGCCTTTTTGAGTCTTTCCAACTCGGTCACAACTCCCCAAGAATACCCTCGTCAAGGGCTGAATACTCACAAGACCCGTTGATCGGATCGCCTTCGCAGTCTCTGACCACGACATGACCTACACCATCAGCGCCTTCGCTGACCTGCATCGAACCCGTTACAAGTTCGCCTTTGAGCATGTACTGCCATGCTACCTTAACACCTTTTTTCATAGAAACTGGTTTTAAATTAGGGGATATAGAAGGTAACGATCCTTCACCTTTCGGCGCTCCATGCTATACCCTTATGCCCTTGCTTAGAACTGGGTGACCAGTAGACCGGCACTGCAAAAGTCTTCGCCGTAATACTGCGGGAATTCCTTAAGGAAGTCTCTCCAGTTATCGTTTGGCAAAACAACTACGCTTCCGTAGTCCATGATGTCCTCCACGCTCTCAATGCCTATGCTTGGGTAATCGTCCTGCACGGCCTTTAGGCTTACGTACTCCGACCAGTCACAGCGTATTGCTACGGGATCGAAGGCAATCTCCTGCCCCATGTCCTCCTCCATTTCCTCGTAGTAATCAAATAGCGCTAACATAGCGTCATAACTGAAGTGGCCACTAAGTGCATTGCTGAAATCGTAAAAATTAACTGAACTTTTCATAGAATTTGATTTGCTCCCCTTTAGGGGATGGTTAATGATTTATATACCCTTGAACATTTCCGCTTCGACGGACGCCATTACGACATGTTTCTGCTCATGGTCTAGGTCACGATAAAACCTATGGAATAGGTCTAATGCAACTGCATGTTTGCGGTTCTGAAAGAACTCGTAGAATGCATGGAAGTTCGCTTGGTCAATGTTTGAATAAATTCGCATAATAAACGTAGTTTAAAGTGTTACATTAGTAGGGTAGTAATTCCGTGCCTTAAAGTTGGCCTTGATCGCTTTTCTATATGTTCTACATATAAGGTTCAAATGATACTTACAATCTGCCAATCCATCTGCATCCCAATCACCTACCTTATTCGTATTGTAGCGCTTGGCAAAGCCATATGCATGGATACCATGCTCTGCTTCTTCGATATAAACATATTTGCCCTTTACCCTGATATCTGTGATATCTATGTACGATTCCATCGTGCTCCCATCATACGTTGAAGGTGTATCGACATCGTACTCCTTAGCCATTTCAATCAAGGCTAAAGCCTTATCGATCTTGTTTTGCACTGCTTTCAGCAGTTTCACGGGGGTTGTGTTGTGTTGACTCATCGTCGTTTTCGTTTTGGTTCGATGCAAATCTATGGTGACATTTCCCGGAAAAGTGTTAATGAAAAGTTAATACTTGGAGCGTACATTATGCGCACGAAGTACGTGCAAGGCTCCTCTGATTGGCCTCGGAAATAGAATCGGCTACTACGTAGCAACGAGTGCACGATGATAACCACGGCCTGTATGTATGCGCCACCCTTGGTAAGGGTTAACACATGGCCTGTATGATGTGCCTAGGTTTCGGGGGGTGATTGTTCCCGCCCCCTTTTCAAGGGGGATGCTGAACTGGTTTGGCTGTGGGGTACCGCTGACCAAGACCCTCCCGAAGGGAGAGCCCGTGACGACGACGTAAAACGCCAGAATTCTGGAAGAATTAGCGCGCGTTAATGCCCCCGTGGGGTCTGGAGATCCGTTTCGGTTTCCTTGTGCGGGCGTGTACATATATACATAATCCCCGTCCTGAATATTACTCAATGATTTTCTTGGATGTAACGCACTAGAAAAAGCGCGTCAACAGAATGCTTTGTCAACCAAAATGCATGCGCTAGAACACGCTGTAAATACGCTACCTATCGCGTAACGATGGGTAACTATTACCTCTGTAAATAGAATACTCGTTTGTGAAATTTTTTACAAAAGGGGTGCCCTGATACGGAGGCTGTCGATTGAGGGAAGTAAGTTTAGTTGAATCAAGTGTTTCGATAACCACTTGTGATTCTTCTTGTCGCGATGCTAAAGAATCAAATGTTAATGCTCATAAGTACCTTCTTCCTGCTCAGGCCAAAGTTACAGTAAAAAAAGGACAAAGTCAATAGGATAAAACACTCAATCAAGCAAAGTCCTCGTAAGTGATCCACACCTCATTATCCTTAAGTAACTCATTGGATATCCGTGGGTATATGTTCTTGTATGCGTTTGTACTTCTTCCTATCATCCCCTTCATGTCTGCGGAATCTCCAACAAGTAAACAGCCTGCTGTATTCTCGTCAGTGTTCCCAATGTGTATTAGTATGTATTCGAATCCTGGCACATCTCTAACCCATAACATCCCTTTATGCATTTTAGGAAACTTACCCTCGTATCTTTTATCAAACCCTCCCACTGTTCTAAGTGTGACTTGATATTTGCCCTTAGGTATTCTTGTCTCCCCTTTTACCTTCTTATCACGGTGTTCGTCTTCAAGGGTAAAACAGAGAAACTCTCTGCCGTTCTCATTCTCTAAATACAATGCCCCGATAGTAAAATCGTCTTGACTGTACATTCTTATTACACGTAGTTCCATAGAAGACAAAGATACTATATTTGTGTATGGCAAAATCAGAGTTAGAGAAGATATACAGAGCAGAGTTGGTCCACCCAGATCCTCGTGGCAGCATGTTGACTGACAAGGGGAGTCATCATTCTTATATCCAAAACTATTACAGCAAAGAATTCACAGACCGAGAGGGAGTAAGTAATATATTGGAGTTGGGTGTGATGTCTGGCGGTAGCATTATGTTGTGGCATAAGTGGTTTACCAATGCTATTATAGAAGGTGTGGACATATGGGAAGAAACCATTACAAACTTCCATGAGATGGCTGGAGATACAGCGTACCCTCGTGCAAAATTATATATCCTAGATGGGTATATAGATAGCACTGTTGATTCCTTTGAAGATGATACCTATGATTATATTATAGATGATGGCCCCCATAGTTTACCCTCTCAGGTTTATTGTATAAAGAACTATCTATGTAAGGTCAAGCCAGGTGGCAAGATGATTATTGAGGATATACAGGACATTAGACATATAGAGTCACTGCGCAATGCTATAGATCCAGAACTTGCAGTGGAATTTTGTACCTTTGACTTTAGTAAAATGAGTAACAGGTCTGATGATATTATTTTTGAAATAACAAGACAATGAAGAAATACAGAGTAGGTGGGCAGAACCCACCGCAAAAAAAACCCAAAGTATTTGGACCACCAAAACCTAAGGGATACAAGTATCCTACAGAGGAAGAAAGAAAAGAAGCGGCAGGTGAGAGAGCATATGTAAAACTCAAAAACCAAGTAGACCGCGAGGTTGAGCAGATGCGTAAGGACGGCGCTACAGAGGCCCAGATTGAGAAGCATGCCAATGCAGTGTTATCTAAGTTAGGTCGCTAACAATGGGTGAGCCAAAGAAATTCAGACGAGCGCTTAATGACAAACTAGGTTTAAGTAAGTATACTAATCAAGGTGTTGCTGAAGAGATTTTTAATCCTGACATGTACGAGGTCAAGGATGGCAAACTTTATTATAAGGAATCTGGCGAACTTGTTAAGATGCCTAAGAATGCTGTCAAAGAAAAACTAAAGGTTAGAGGTGTAGATGCACAGAAACTCCCACAGGGACGTATTAAAAGTTACAAGACTGGTGGAGCGTTCAATAAATTAAGTTCTTCTATTCAAAAGTCTGGCAAGAGTAAAGAATCCGCTGACGCTATAGCATATTCAATTGGTGTAAAAAAATATGGCAAAGCAGGGATGGCTGCAAAAGCCGCCGCAGGTAGGTCGTCAAATAAATAAGTATCAAACCTATGAAGAAAAGATTCCGTTTAGCGACAGGTGACACGACTACTACTTCAGGTACTTATACTTCGGACTCTAAATTTTTTGATGGGAAGGATGGAGAGGTTAGTGATCCAGACGGTAACCTTGGAGAGATTCAAGATGCAGTAATTGGTAAGTTCTCCAGAGATCGTACAGGTAAGTCCGACACTGGGTACTATGATTATAGTACAGATAGAACGTACAGAGGTTCAGCAACCGGAAAGGAAGGGGACGCATATCCAAATCGTATTAAGACCGGATTTAAACAGGGTTATGATTCTAAGTATTCTCCTAACATGGGTATCAAGAACATGCAGACAAAACGCAGTTCTAATCCATTTGAAGCATTGATCAAACTAAAAACTAAAAACATTCTTAATCCAGACCCTGTTCAGCCAAAGATGGTTGACCCTTTGTATAAGATATACGGAAGAAAGTTAAACAGTCAGACAGGTCAGTACGTATATGACACATCAAAAGGTGAAATAAAAAAACAACGAGGTAAAGAAGATTCACAATTTGTTTCTCAAAACCGTAAGGCAATTGATGAAATGCGTAAAAACTACAGATAATGAAACTAAAGAAAAGCAATAAATCTGTAAAGGTCTCAGCACCAAAGGGTTACCACTGGATGACAGAAGGTGGTCGTCACTTCTTAATGAAAGGAGATTACAAACCTCATAAAGGTGCTTCACCAGAGGCGCCATTTAGAATTGTAACACACGCTAAGGGTAAAAGTGATCCGGCAATGGACGCTGCACGCAAGGCTAAAAGTTAAAATCTTCTTCTCCACGCATCTTTCTATAAAGCCTGGCTACTACAAGCCTACCTTTTTGTGATAAAGCATAACGTACAGCGTAATTATACTTAGTCTCATCCCTAAATATGTGATCTTCTAGTTTATCACTAGGAGTGAGTTTATCGAAGTGCTTATATATGTACCCTTTTTTCTTTATGTTCCAGATAAAGTCTTTGCGCATTTGAGTCTCACTTCTATTCATTGCCTCTGCGACATACTTAATCGTCCAAAACTCCAGGTCATAAATAAACATGATGAAGTCTACCTCTAATCTAGTGAGGTTATAGTTGTGCTTCGCGTCTCTGTATAGAAATGTAATATTGTTCAGATAGTTTTCTTTAATAAACTTTTTGTCTATCTTAGAGAACGATCGAAATAATTTCTTTCGGTCTACGGTACTTTTTGGCATATCAGTATCTTTGCTCATACAAACATAATCATATGGCATCACTTAGCGGAAATAAAATAAAAGATACATTTAACCTTTTGCTTAAACTAGCAAACAGCAATGTAGGCTCTTCAGAACAAGTAGTTCAAGATGGAGCAGGTAATAACTCAGCATTAAAAATATCCACTGATACAGTAGAGACCACAGGTGCTCTTAAAATATCTGGGACACCTTCTACATCAACTTCAGTTACTTCTGCTCTTATGCTGTCTAGTAGCGGGGTTGTAGTTACTCGTAACCTCAGCACCAGTCCAATTGGTACTGCATCGATCACAGCAAACACCCCACTGTCTGCAACGGGTAGCACTATTGAATTAAAAGACCCAGCGCTACTAAGTCAAATCACTCAGCCAGCGACTAATGATAAGTATCTGATCTGGGACGAAAGCACCAGTGCTTATAAATACATTGAGCAATCAGATTTAGCAACGGCAGTAGGTAATTCTATAACCGCTGGAACGTTAACGCAAGGCATTATGTTTGCTCGTCAAAGTGCAACCATACAAATGAGCACTACAGCGGTTGTCGCGATTGGTTCGTACGCAGAGATATACGAGGACAGTTCGGCGACTACTTCAACTACAGCAACTGGGAGTTCAGTATATTTTGGTACACTCGTAAACACTGCTAGTCCACCACTCAATGGCTTGACTCTCGGTACAGTTTCTGATCCAAGAGATGCTGTTCTAATCAACGAGATTGAAGGATGGTTTAGAATAACAGGAACAATCCAAGTGATTCTAACAGCGGGTGCTGACTTTAATATAGAAGTTGGAGGGACAATCATTCGAAGTATAACAACATCAGCAGACGCAGGTGAAATAAGTACAATTACTCTCCAGGCTCTTTATTATTCGGATGGAGTGTCAGGTTATATGGTTAGACTTACGGGTAAAGCCGATGGGCTTGGTGTTAACGTGTATGCCACCCAAACATCTCTGGAGGTTGATTACATGGGTGATAACGCAACCTTATAATGACAGACAGTGATAGAAATGATTTCTTTAAAAAACTCCGTTTAAAACTCTCTGAGATCGATGACCTTATGGACGCTTACGGAGGCAAGGAGGACTTCACGTCTATATACTGCTTTGGATCTTTTATACCAGGAGACGAAGTATTAGACACAAACGACAAGTACGAATTCATGTGCGGTATGCATATGGTAGAAGAAGAAGAATTTGAATTAATGATAAATTCAGTAGTAGAATCTTATAACGATTATTTTGAAGACAAAGACGATAATCCAGATTCATCAACCATAAACTACTGGTTAAACTAAATGGAATGGAACTTATTCGAAAGATCATCATCGGGCAGAACCCGAAAGATGCAATGGCTTACTATGTAGGTCAGTCAGCAGGTGAATCAGTAATTGACTCAATCATATTAGACGAGAGATGTTTTGTTAAATATGGAATTCGTCGCTATCTTGTATACATCTACAACAAGGAACAAGGCGTCATGCTTTGGAAGACTGTTGATGATATGCCAGTATTAATTGAACATGATTGTGACTTCGAATGATAGTAATAGACAATTTTATTAAAGACACCGAACTCCTTATGGAAGTTGAGTTCAACAAGGAAAAGTTTTTCTCAGAAAACGGCACCTACTTTTGGTGGAACGGATGGTGGAATTCTCCAACAGATACATTAAAGAAAAGATTGATATCATATATATGGGAAGAAAATCCTATATACGAGTCTGTGTCTCTTGATGGGTTTGAGTATTGGACTGGTCAGTATGGTGAGGGTAAATCTGTATGTGACCTAAACTTACACCTAGACAAAGATGAAGACCTTTGGAAATCAAAAGGAGAACTTTCCTCTCCTATTATAGGTACAGTGTTTTATCCGTTGCAAATGGAAATTGAAGGTGGATACCTAGAGATATTCTCCAATGGCCCTGACAGGGAGCCTGAGCGCATCGAAGCGAAGTATAATAGAATGATCATCTTTGATGCTGGTAGCCACGAGCACCGGGTAACAGCGGTCACGAAAGGAACAAGATCTGCTCTAGCAATAAATCTATGGGACGCTGCTCCTACTACGAAATTAAAGTTTGAGGATACAGAAAATAACGTATTACGAGTTTTATAATGAGGCCTCTAAAACATTTCCTGGTAAAAGTACCTAGTGTAACACGGGACAGTGTAACCGTCAACGGAGAAGAAATTTTCTTAGACACAAGATTCGATGAGTTCAAGCATAGAACCATGGAAGGCGAAATTGTAGGGGTGCCAGAGAAGTATGACACAGGTGCATCCGTAGGAGATACTATGTATTTTCATCATCACGTTGTGCTTGGAGGTAATCACTTGGTGCTTAAGGACGGTGTTAATGAATTAGAAGAGAGTTCTAAAAGAGGTCAGTGGCTTGATCCTAACAACGATGTATATATAGTTTATTACGAAGGAGGGTATGATCCACTGTCTTGCCAGGCTTATGCATATAAGAGTAAGGAAACTGGTGAAATAAAACTGCTAGGCGAATGGGTGTTTTTAGTACCCGCAGAACAAGAACAAGAACTACAGAGTAGTGTTGTTGAACTGATAGACAAAGAAAGAGAGTACAACCAATATGGTTATATAAGGTTTGGTTCTGATCGTCTAGAGGAATTAAATCTATATCCTGGAGATAAAGTAATAATCAGAAAGAATGCTGACTACTTAATGGATGTGGATGGTGAGAAATTATTCAGAGTCTACTTAAAGCACATCTATGGCAAGGTCCTCGAAACAGTATAACAATATAAGTACAGCGCAGAGACTTGTTGAAGCAATGCAGATTGCTATTGATAATATGATCAATGAAATACAAAAACCTGTAGACCAAGAACTTAGCGGTTCTCAAAGAAAAGCAGAACTTCAAGCAATTAAAATTACCGCTGTAGATGCTAAAGAACTTATCATTGAAAGGGAAAGACTTCTTAAACTTATTAAGACTCTTAAGGAAAGTGGCGAAATTAAAGAAGAGCAAGATTATTCCGGAGGGTTCGCAGAACAATTCTCAAGGTAATCAAGTATTCATTAGAGCCAGCAGCATCTACTGGGACTACTAATTTAATGTACAACAAAGATGGCGGGTTTAGTAGAAGTAGAACAAGAGGTCGTTGTCAACATATGCCGTGATAATACACAAGGAGATGTTGAGATATACTATGATTTGCCTATACAGTTCCCAAAAAAACCTACTTCAAGAAAAATTCTATTTCACGACAAGAAAAAAGAAGATCAAAGATGGGTTCGCCAAGAACTACCTGAAGATTTAAAGCGTATAAGATCAATGGAAGAGTGGATGGAGATGCCGGAAACTTTTCGTAAGAAATATACCCCCTATGTTAGTGAAGAATTTAAAAGACGTAAAGATGGATTATGGTTTTACAACAACGGGGTACCTACCTATATCACCGGGAACCATTATTTTTTCTTGCAATGGTGTAAGATTGACATTGGCTACCCGTCGTTCCTCGACTTTCAAAGGAAACTATTCGTACATCTTGAAGCCTGTATAAGAGATCCTAGATGTGTTGGTCAGATATACGTTAAATGTCGTCGATCTGGATACACTAATATGTCTGCATCTATACTTGTAAACGAAGGTACACAGGTAAAAGAGAAGTTGCTTGGTATCATGTCTAAGACAGGAACAGATGCCCAGGAAAATATCTTCATGAAGAAAGTGGTGCCTATATATAAATCACTTCCATTCTTTTTTAAACCTATTCAAGACGGTACCACCAACCCACGTATGGAACTTGCTTTTCGTGAACCATCTAAAAGGATCACTAAGAAAAACAAAACATCCTCAAGTGGAGACGCACTTAATACTATTATTAACTGGAAGAATACTACTACCAATGCTTATGATGGTGAGAAACTACATATACTCTATCTTGATGAAGCAGGTAAATGGGAGAAAGGAAACGATATACGTGAAGCATGGAGGATACAGCGTACTTGTTTACTTGTCGGTAGAAGAATAGTCGGTAAAGCATTAGTTGGAAGCACTGTCAATCCTTTAGACAGAGGAGGAAAGCAGTTTAGGGACTTATACCATGGAAGCAATCCAATGGAAAGAAATGATAACGGACGAACACGTAGTGGATTATACTCAGTGTTTATACCTAGTTATGATGCGCTTGAAGGATTCTTTGATAAATATGGATTACCAGTTGTTGAAGACCCAGATACGCTTATGCATACCGAGTACGGTGAACTTATATCTATAGGCGCTAAGACCTATTTAAAGAATGAGCGTAAGGCATTAGTAAACGACTCTTATGAACTTAACGAAGTAATACGTCAGTTCCCCTTTTCAGAGGCCGAAGCATTTAGAGACAGCGCCAAAGCATCTCTATTCAATGTTCAAAAGATTTATGAGCAGGTAGAATACAATGAAGACTTATATCCGTCTCCTATAGTTGTAGGGAACTTTGTATGGACAGGAGGAAAGAAAGATACAGAGGTAATGTTTAAGCCAGATGCAAACGGTAGATGGCGTATAGCCTGGATGCCTCCTGCTGATCTAAGAAATAAATCCACACCTGAGAACGCCTGGATAGGATGTGCCGGAGTGGATAGTTATGATATAGATGCAACAGTAGATGGTAGAGGGTCTAAGGGGGCTTGTCATTTTTACAACAAGTTCAACATGGGACACCCATCGAACATGTTTGTTGCTGAGTACGCATCTCGCCCCCCGCTTGCTAAAATATTTTATGAAGATGTTTTAATGGCAGCAAAGTTTTACGGGTACCCTGTATTGATTGAAAATAACAAGTATGGAATTGCAAGATACTTTGAGACAAGAGGTTATGATCATTTCCTTATGGAAAGACCAGAGCACTTAGGTTCTAAATTCCAGAGCACAAAGACTAAAACAAAAGGTATACCGTCCAACTCGAAAGATGTTATACAAGCACATGCTCAAGCAATTGAAGCATATATACATGATCATGTTGGGTTAAATGAAGACACTTTAGAATTTGGTAAAATGTATTTCGAGAGAACCTTAGAGGATTGGGTAAATTTCAAGATTGATGATCGGACAAAATATGATCTTTCTATCTCTGCCGGTTTAGCATTGCTTGCTGCTCAGGGACATAAGCCCGTTGAAACAAAATCAGACTTCACTAAGAAACAGTTCTTCAGGAAGGGTCAGATAATTATACGAAAATAATAAGAAGTATATTTGCATAAGTAGCAATCTCAAGTATGGACAATCAATATAAGACAGGACAATCTTCTTTTCCCGATGCATTAGCAAGCACGGAGGAGAAGATGAGCACTTCCTATGGCCTTCAATACGCAAAGGCTATGTTCGCTCAATGGGTTGGTAGTGACTATCAGAATTCCTTATACGGCAGAAGAAACAGCGAAATGGAACGCTGTAGAGATTATGCACAGGGAACTCAAGACACATCAATCTACAGACAGATACTAAACTCTTTAGATCCTAATAATGGAGACGGAACTTTACTTACACTGGATTACACTCCAGTTCCTATCGTTCCTAAGTTCGTTAAGATTGTTGTAAATAAAATCTTATCTAAAGAACCATATCCTCAGATACAGGCTATTGATCCTCTTTCTAGAACAGAGAAAGACAAGAAGAAGAACGCTACAATATTACGTATCGAAAACCGTGACATGATTGAAGAAGCCATGTCGCTTGGTTTAAATGTAAAACAAGATCCATCAAAATTACCAGAAACACCAGAGGAAACTGAGATCTTTCTTGATACAAACATAAAGACCGACGCTGAGATATCTGCCCAGATTGCTACTGAAATGACTCTTAAGTGGAACAACTTTAATGAATCTATATATCGTCGATGTGTTGAAGACCTTGCTACCCTTGGTATGGCTGTGGCTAAACGCTCTAATGATCCTAATTATGGCATCAAACAAGAGTATGTTGATCCAAAGCGCTTTGTACATAACTATACTGACGATCCGAATTTTGGTGATCTAACATATGCTGGGCACTTTAAGTATATAACAATAATGGATTTGAAACGTATTGCTGGTGATCAGTTTACCGATGCGCAATACGAGCAAATCGCTAAGACCGTAATGAATAAGTACGGCAACAACCCAACTCAATTCTCAACAACAGGAAGTACCTACGATCGTCCTGGTACAAGATACCGTCAAGGTTTTGATGAATATAAGATAGAGGTAATGGACTATGAGTTCATGTCTGTAGATAATATTGTTTACGAGAAAAAAACATCTTCCTTCGGTAACATTGGGTTCTATTACAAAGGTACTGAGTATCAGGCTCCTACTGCTTCTGTTTATGACAGAGAAGCAATGTATATGAGTAATGCTACAGTATGGGGTGGTACATTCATTGTCGGTACTGATTTCTTATACAACTACGGGCCTAAGAAAAACATACCAAAGAACGTACATGACATTTCTCGGGCTAACCTTTCATACAGCGCAATAGCAACAAACATAAGAGGGATGATACCTAAGTCAATGGTGTCTTCTGTTATTGGTTTTGCTGATATGCTACAGATAAGTCACCTTAAGATTCAACAATCAATAGCCAAGGCAAAGCCGGATGGTTTGATCATAGATATAGAGGGACTAGAGAATGTTCAATTAGGTAGAGGTGGATCACTTCAACCATTAGAGATTCAAGATATTTATGAGCAGACAGGGATCTTCTATTATAGAAGCAAGAACCCAGAAGGTGGATTCCAGAACCCTCCTGTTCGTGAGATAGGAAATGCTATTAGAAACATACAGGAGTTAGTCGCAGTTTATAATCACTACCTAAGGATGATTAGAGACGCTACAGGCATCAATGAAGTGATGGATGGTACATCACCTAAGGGAGACGCACTTGTGGGTGTTAGACAGCAGCAAATAACAGCGGGTAATAATGCTATATATGATATTACTAATGCTGCTATGGTTCTTTACAAAAAAGTTTGTGAAGACACTGTAAGATGTTTACAGATTATTCCACCTAAAAGTATTCTCTATAAAGCGTATACAAATGCTATTGGAGAAACAAACATGGCGGTAATCACTTCGTTTAACAACTTATCCATGTACAACTTTGGAGTGATGGTTGTAACTGAGATGAATGAGTTAGATAAGCAATATCTTGAACAAAACATTCAAATAGCGCTGGCTCAAAAAGAAATTGATCTTGAGGATGCTATCGCTGTTAGGCAAATAAAAGACGTTGAACAAGCAGAGCGCCTATTAATTGTACGTAGAAAGAAACGTATGAAGCAGCAGCAAGAAATGGCTGCACAAAATATGCAGATGCAATCTCAGGCAAATGCTCAGTCATCACAGGTTTCTGGACAGATTGAAATGCAAAAGAAACAACTTGAGGCTCAAATAGATGCACAGCGTATTCAATTAGAGACACAGGCAAAAGCGCAACTCATGGAACTTGAGTATTCTTTTAAGATACAGATTGAGCAAATGAAGGGTGACTATGGCGTGGTTGAGCAGCAGATCGAAAGTGGTGTTAAGCAACAGGAACAAATGGCCTCTGAAGATCGCAAAGATGCTAGAATAGATAAACAAACAATTGCTCAGAGTAAATTAATTGCCCAGAGACAAGGAGATAGACCTCCACTTGAAGAAGAAGTAATAACAAACCTAACCCTATCCTAATATGGCTTGCGGATGCTCAAATAGTCCATGTTCATGTCCTAACCCGACAAACTTAAATATGAACAACGCTGCTCAGTTGAATATCTGTACGCGACGTGGTGATACATTTATTTTAAAATCTGTAGTCAAATCATCAAACGGTGTAAAACTAGACTTGACTCTATACTCATTTAAAATGGAGGTTAGAGAATATGATAATGGACCATTGGTTATTGCAGATGGTCTTATTTCTATAACAGGAGATATAAATGGAAACCTCTTAGTAACCATATCCTCGACTAATATGCAAGTTGCGGCAGGTACATATGTGTATGGCTTTCAATCAACACTTACATCAGCAAGCACTGTTGAGACCTGGTTCTACGGAACCTTTGAAGTAGTGCAAGACATAGTAACATAAATTTCAGAATAATCCCTAATGGCTGAAGTAGAAATCATAGTAATAGAAGCAGGAGGACTCGTCTTTGACGTTACACTACCACCTCAAACAACAGCGGTAATAACACCCGGAAGTGTTACTCAACTTGTTGGCGCCAAAGGTGAGAAGGGTGAGGTAGGTTCTAAAGGTCAAAAGGGAGAGATTGGCGTTAAAGGAGATCAAGGAGTTAAGGGTACCACTGGTGAGAAAGGGACTACCGGTGATAAAGGAGAAATCGGAGTTAAGGGAACTACTGGAGATAAGGGAGTTACCGGAGATAAAGGTGAAATCGGAGTTAAGGGTGATATCGGAGTAAAAGGATCAACCGGTGACAAAGGAACAGCGGGAGATAAAGGAACAACCGGTGATAAAGGGATAGATGGAACCAAGGGCACTTCTGGTGATAAGGGCGCTACTGGAGAGAAAGGTGAGATTGGAGTAAAAGGAGCAACAGGAGATAAAGGTCAAACCGGACAAAAAGGGGTAGACGGTCAAAAAGGTATTGATGGCACTAAGGGGGACACAGGATCCAAGGGTACTGAAGGTAACTTTGGTGGTGCTACTTTTGATTATACATTTAGTACATCAACAGACGTAAGTGCTGATCCCGGAACAGGTATAGTCGTTGTTAATCAGGGTGGAGGAGATCAATCAACTTCAACTATAATGGCTATTGACTCAACCGATGATGACGGTAATAGCATTGATTCTTTTTTATCAACTATATCATCTGTAACATCCGCTGTTAAAGGTCATGTAAGGGTTTCTAAGAGACTCGATGCTTCAATCTTTCTGTTGTTTAGTATTAGTGATCTAACTGATCAAACAGGTTGGTGGTCAATAGACATAGGTGAGCAGGGCTTTTCAAGTGTTGATCCATTTGCAAACAGCGATGATGTAATAGTGTCATTTGTAACTACAGGTGACAGAGGAGATAAAGGAAGTACAGGAGACAAGGGTACTGAAGGTACTAAAGGAACTGCCGGAGAAAAAGGAGAGACTGGTCAAAAAGGGATTGATGGCACTAAGGGTGCAACCGGAGATAAGGGTGATACTGGTATTAAAGGTACCACTGGAGATAAGGGGACTACCGGAGAAAAAGGACAGACCGGCGAAAAAGGAATAGATGGTACTAAGGGTGCAACCGGATCCAAGGGTGATACTGGTATTAAAGGTACCACTGGAGATAAGGGGACTGACGGTACTAAAGGTGCTACTGGAGACAAGGGAGTCGACGGTACTAAAGGTGCTACTGGAGATAAAGGAATAGATGGCACTAAGGGAGCCACTGGAGACAAGGGAGTAGAGGGTTCTCAATGGACCTCAGCCCCAGGCTCTCCAACAACTAATGGGGTCAATGAACATGATCAATATCTAGACACTGATGATGGTGAAGTTTACCAGTGGGATGGAAGTCAATGGAATGCACAAGGTAGTATAGAAGGCCCTACAGGAGGAAAAGGTACTGCTGGTGATAAGGGAATAGATGGTACAAAAGGTGCTACTGGAAATGAAGGTGCTAAAGGAGAGAAAGGTGCTACTGGAGCGAAAGGAGTTGAGGGTTCTCAGTGGACCTCTTCCAATGGAGCACCAACAACTAATGGCGTAAACATAGACGATCAGTACCTGGATACCGATGACGGTGAAATATACTCTTGGGATGGAACAGCGTGGAATGCACAAGGCAGTATAGAGGGACCTGCTGGCGCTTCTGTAAAAGGTACCGCTGGAGACAAAGGAGCCTCAGGTGACAAAGGGCAGACTGGTGACAAAGGTCAAAAAGGGATAGACGGTACTAAAGGTCAAAAAGGGATAGATGGTACTAAAGGTGCTACTGGTGATAAAGGCGTTGATGGTACTAAAGGTGCTACTGGCGCTAAAGGAGTGGAGGGATCGCAGTGGCAGTCTGCTGCTGGTGTCCCAACGACTGCTCCTTCTAATACAGATGACCAATACTTAGACACCGATGACGGCGAGGTGTACCAATGGAACGGAACAGCGTGGGTATCTACAGGTAATATAGAAGGACCTGCTGGTGCTTCTGTAAAAGGTGCTACTGGAGAGAAGGGTATAGACGGTACAAAAGGTACCGCTGGAGATAAAGGACAGACTGGAGACAAGGGTCAGACTGGAGACAAGGGTCAGAAAGGAATAGATGGTCTTAAGGGCGCTACCGGTGACAAAGGAATAAATGGTGTCAGAGGATCTGAATGGACTTCTGCTCCTGGAGCACCAACATCTACTGGTAATAATGAAGGAGACCAATATCTTGATACAGATGATGGAGAGGTTTATGAATTCAAATCAAACGCTTGGGTTGCCCAGGGAAGTATAGAAGGACCTACTGGAGGGAAAGGTACTGCTGGAGACAAAGGCCAAAAAGGCGTTGATGGTACCAAGGGTACGGCTGGAGATAAGGGCCAGAAAGGCGAAGCGGGTGCTAAAGGGGTCGAGGGATCGCAATGGCAATCAGCCGCTGGTGTCCCGACTACTGCGCCCTCTAATACAGACGATCAATATCTTGATACTGACGACGGTGAGGTCTATCAGTGGAACGGAACAGCGTGGAACTCAACAGGTAGTATAGAAGGACCTCAAGGACCAGGAGGTGGAAAAGGTGCAACTGGTGATAAAGGACAGACCGGTCAAAAAGGAATAGATGGTACTAAGGGTACTGCTGGTGATAAAGGTGCCACCGGTGATAAGGGCGAAAAAGGTATTGATGGAGTCAAGGGACAAACCGGAGACAAAGGTGCTACTGGTACTAAAGGAGTCGAAGGCTCACAATGGCAGTCTGCTCCCGGCACCCCTACTGGTGCCCCATCTAATGTTGATGATCAATATTTAGACACCGACGATGGAGAAGTTTATCAGTGGAACGGAACAGCGTGGGTATCCAAAGGTAGTATCGAAGGGCCGACTGGTAACAAAGGTGCAACTGGTCAGAAAGGAGAGACTGGTCAGAAAGGAATAGATGGCACAAAAGGAGCAACAGGGGATAAAGGCACCACCGGTGACAAAGGTCAAAAAGGAATAGATGGTGACAAGGGTCAAAAAGGAGTCGATGGAGACAAGGGCGCCACAGGTGCTAAGGGTGTTCAAGGTTCTCAGTGGACCTCTTCCAATGGAGTACCAACAACTAATGGCGTAAACATAGGCGATCAGTACCTGGATACTGACGACGGAGAAGTTTATCAATGGAACGGCAGTGCATGGGCTGCTCAAGGAAGTATAGAAGGCCCTACGGGTGCGAAGGGAGCAACTGGAGCCGCTGTTAAAGGACAGAAAGGAGAGACTGGTCAGAAAGGAATAGATGGCACCAAGGGTCAAACCGGAGATAAGGGTATAGACGGAGACAAAGGTCAAAAAGGAATAGACGGTACTAAGGGTGCTACTGGCGATAAGGGTCAAACAGGCGCTAAAGGAGTGCAAGGTTCGCAATGGACCTCTTCCAATGGAGCACCTACAACTAATGGGGTGAATTCTGGAGATCAATATCTTGATACTGATGATGGAGAAGTCTATTCTTGGAATGGGACTGCGTGGACTGCTCAGGGAAGCATTGAAGGACCTCAAGGACCAGGAGGTGGAAAAGGCGCAACCGGAGATAAAGGTATAGATGGAACCAAAGGTGCTACTGGAGACAAAGGAACGGCTGGTGATAAGGGACAGAAAGGTCTTGACGGAACTAAGGGAACAACTGGAGATAAGGGACAAAAAGGTATAGATGGAACCAAAGGTGCCACAGGTGCTAAAGGAGTTGAGGGATCACAATGGACCTCTGCTGCTGGTGTTCCGACTGCTGCCCCATCTAACGTGGATGACCAATATCTTGATACCGACGACGGTGAGGTCTATCAATGGAACGGAACAGCGTGGGCTTCCACAGGTAGTATTCAAGGACCTAAAGGAGCGACGGGTACTGCTACTAAGGGTGCCGCCGGGGACAAGGGCCAAAAAGGTCTTGACGGAACAAAAGGAACAGCGGGAGACAAGGGCCAAAAAGGTCTTGACGGAACAAAAGGTGCAACTGGTGATAAAGGCCAGAAAGGTCTTGACGGTACTAAGGGAGCAACTGGCGCTAAGGGTGTTCAAGGCTCACAATGGACTTCTTCTAGTGGAGTACCAACAACCAATGGTGTAAACATACGCGATCAGTATTTAAATACGGATGATGGAGAGGTTTACTCATGGAATGGAACAACATGGAACGCTCAAGGAAGTATAGAGGGACCAGGAGGTTCAAAGGGTCAGACCGGAGACAAGGGCGCCACAGGTACTGCTACAAAAGGAACGGCTGGAGACAAAGGACAGACTGGTGATAAAGGCCAGAAAGGTCTTGATGGCACAAAAGGAGCAACAGGTGATAAAGGACTAAAAGGTGTTGATGGCACAAAAGGAACGGCTGGAGATAAAGGTACTGCTGGTGATAAAGGCCAGAAAGGAATAGATGGCACAAAAGGAGCAACAGGAGAAAAGGGACTAAAAGGTGTTGATGGTACTAAAGGTGCCACAGGAGACAAGGGCCAAAAAGGCGTCGAAGGCTCACAATGGCAATCAGCCGCTGGTGTTCCGACTACTGCTCCATCGAACACAAATGATCAGTACCTAGACACCGACGACGGTGAAGTATATTCTTGGAATGGCAGTGCATGGGCTGCTCAAGGAAGTATAGAGGGATCTAAGGGAACTGCTGGTGCCAAGGGAGCGACCGGTACCGCAACTAAAGGAACAGCGGGAGATAAAGGACAAACCGGACAGAAGGGTATTGATGGCACAAAAGGAACAGCGGGAGATAAAGGTACTGCTGGAGATAAGGGTCAGAAGGGTGTAGACGGTACTAAGGGCGCGACAGGCGACAAGGGCCAGAAAGGGGTTGAGGGATCACAATGGCAATCAGCCGCTGGTGCCCCAACGACTGCTCCTTCTAACGTAGATGATCAGTATTTAGACACCGATGACGGTGAGGTATACCAATGGGACGGAAGTCAATGGAATGCACAAGGTAGTATACAGGGACCTCAAGGACCAGGTGGTAGCAAAGGACAGACCGGTCAAAAAGGAATAGATGGAACCAAAGGCGCTACCGGAGATAAAGGTATAGACGGAACTAAAGGCGCAACTGGTACCGCTACTAAAGGAGCAACTGGCGATAAAGGCGCTACTGGTGCTGCAACCAAAGGGGCAACTGGAGATAAAGGCGCTACAGGAGCATCTGTTAAGGGTGCTACTGGAGATAAAGGTATAGACGGAGCCAAAGGTGCTACAGGAACCGCTGTTAAGGGTGATAAGGGACTAAAAGGTGTTGATGGTACTAAAGGTGCCACAGGCGCTGCAACGAAAGGAGCGACTGGAGATAAAGGCGCAACTGGTACTGCAACTAAAGGAACAGCGGGAGCCAAGGGAGCAACCGGATCTAAAGGAGTAGAGGGATCACAATGGCAATCAGCCGCTGGTGCCCCAACGACTGCACCGTCAAATACTGATGATCAATATCTTGATACTGACGACGGTGAGGTCTATCAGTGGGATGGAAGTCAATGGAACTCAACAGGTAGTATAGAAGGCCCTACGGGTGCGAAGGGAGCAACTGGTGCTGCTACTAAAGGGGCAACTGGTGATAAGGGAGCAACTGGAACAGCGACGAAAGGAGCAACCGGAGACAAGGGGGCAACTGGCGCAGCGACTAAAGGAGCGACTGGTGATAAGGGTGCGACTGGAACAGCGACTAAAGGAGCGACTGGTGATAAAGGAGCAACAGGTGCTGCTACTAAAGGAACTGCTGGAGCCAAAGGAGCAACTGGAACAGCAACCAAAGGCCAGAAAGGTGAAGCAGGTACTAAAGGAGCCACAGGATCCAAGGGTGTTGAGGGATCACAATGGCAATCAGCCGCTGGTGCCCCAACGACTGCACCCTCAAACACTGATGATCTATACTTAGATACAGATGATGGCGAGGTGTACCAATGGGATGGAAGTCAATGGAACTCAACAGGTAGTATAGAAGGCCCTACGGGTAATAAAGGAGCAACAGGAGCAGCAACGAAAGGAGCGACTGGAGATAAGGGAGCGACTGGTGCCGCAACTAAAGGAACAGCGGGAACCAAGGGAGCAACTGGTGCCGCTACTAAGGGGGCAACTGGAGACAAGGGAGCAACCGGCGCTGCTACAAAAGGAGCAACAGGTACTGCTGGTAACGATGGTGCTAAAGGAGCGACAGGTGCCGCTACTAAAGGAGCAGCGGGAGCCAAGGGAGCAACCGGTACTGCTACAAAAGGAGCAACCGGAGACAAGGGAGCGACTGGAACAGCAACTAAAGGTCAAAAAGGAGCGACAGGTGCCGCTACTAAAGGAGCAACTGGAGACAAGGGGGCAACTGGTGCTTCAGTTAAAGGAGCCGCTGGAGCCGCTGGAGCCAAAGGAGCAACCGGAACAGCGACTAAAGGTCAAAAAGGCGCCACTGGTGCTGCAACCAAGGGCGCAACCGGAGACAAGGGAGCAACAGGTACCGCAACGAAAGGAGCCGCTGGAGCCGCTGGAGCCAAAGGAGCAACCGGCGCTTCAGTTAAAGGAGCCGCTGGAGCCGCTGGAGCCAAAGGAGCAACCGGAACAGCGACTAAAGGAACTGCTGGAGCCAAAGGAGCAACTGGCGCTAAAGGGGTTCAGGGTTCACAATGGACTTCTGACAGTGGAGCCCCAACAGCGGCTGGTGTAAACCTAAGAGATCAATATCTTGACACTGATAACGGTGACGTATACGAATGGGATGGAAGTCAATGGAATCAAACAGGAAACATCAACGGATCTTCTGGTGCTAAAGGAGCAACAGGAGCAGGTACTAAGGGTGCTAAGGGTGCTACCGGTGCCAATGGAGCCGCTGGAGCCAAAGGAGCAACAGGGGCTAATGGTACCAATGGTGCTAAAGGAGCAACAGGTACTGCTGGAGCCGCTGGAGCCAAAGGAGCAACTGGGTCTAACGGAACAATTTATACTCCAGATATTTGGCAGGTAAACGATGTTTCAAATTGTAACACGAACAGGCTTTTGGTATTTGATACTGTAAACATTGTAAACGGTACAACCGGAACTAACGGTAGTGGTAG